GCCGAGGTCGTCGTCACAGTACAGAGCGCCCTGGGCAACGGCGCCGCGGCGCCCGATCTGCTCGCAGTGGTCGCCGCCTACCTCAGCGACGAGGACCGCCGCCCAGTGGCCGACCGCCTTACCGTGCAGAGTGCCCAGGGGCTGCCCTACACCGTGGAGGCCGTGCTTTACCTGAACAGCTCCGGCCCCGAATCGGAGCCGGTCCGCGCAGCCGCCGAGACCCGCCTTGCAGCCCTGGTCAACGCTCGCCGCCGCCTCGGCCAGGAGGTCAACCGCTCCGCCCTGGACGCCGCCTTGCACATCGAGGGCGTCAAGCGCGTAGAGTTGCCCGGCTGGGTTGACGTCGTCGCCAGCCTCACCCAGGCGCCTTACTGCACCGCCTACAGCGTCACGGTGGCCGAGTAATGGTCGCGCGCCTGCTGCCGGGCAACGCTACCGAGCTGGAGCGCCTCGCCGCCCAGGCCTTGGCGAAGATTGAGCATGTGCCCGTGCCGCTGCGCGACCTCTGGAACCCGGACGCCTGCCCCGAGGCGCTGCTGCCCTACCTGGCCTGGGCCTTCTCGGTCGACCGCTGGTCCCAGTCCTGGCCCGAGGGCGCGAAGCGCAAGGCCATCAAGTCCGCCTACTTCATCCACTCCCGCAAGGGCACCATCGGCGCGCTGCGCCGCGTGGTCGAGCCGCTGGGCTACCTGATCGAGGTGCTGGAGTGGTGGGAGGAACTGCCCCTGGGCGTGCCCGGCACCTTCCGCCTGCTGATTGGCGTGCTCGACACCGGCATCACCGAGGCCATGTACCAGGAGCTCACCTGGCTGATCGACGATGCCAAGCCGCTTAGCCGCCACCTCATCGAGCTGGCTATCAGCCTGGAAAGCACCGGCACCGTCTTTATCGGGGCCTGTGTGTACGAAGGCGACGAACTCAGCGTTTATCCACCGACACAACGCGACATTGACGTCAGCGGAGTGACCAACATCGGTGGCCGCGAACATCATATTGACACGATGGACATCTACTCATGACCGATCAAAACAGCCAGTTCTTCGCGATTCTCACCGCCGTAGGCGAAGCCAAACAGGCTAACGCAGCGGCTCTCGGTACGTCCTGGACCTTCGCCCAGATGGGGGTGGGGGATGCCAACGAAACTGCCCCTATCCCCAACCGCTTGCAAACCAAGCTGATCAATGAGCGCCGACGTGCTCCGCTCAATCAGGTGAAGATCGATCCGACCAACGCCAGCATAATCATCGCCGAGCAGATCATCCCGGAGAGCATCGGCGGCTGGTGGGTGCGAGAGCTTGCGCTGTACGACGCGGACGGGGACATGGTAGCGGTTGCCAACTGCGCGCCCACGTACAAGCCGCTGCTCGCCCAAGGCTCCGGTCGGACGCAGGTAATTCGGATCAACCTGATCGTCAGCAGTACGGCAAACATTGAGTTGAAGATCGACCCCAGCATCGTATTGGCGACCCGTGAATACGTCGACACCTCGGTCATCGAAGCCCTCGCGAAGTTGGACTTCAAGCATTCGGTGCTGGTGGCGACCACCGCTAACATCGTCCTGAGCGGTATTCAAACCATCGACGGCGAGTTGTTGCCGACTGGTGCTCGCGTGTTGGTGAAAGACCAAGCCCAAGCAAAGGAGAACGGGATATACGTTGTTCCCGCAGCGGGCGCATGGAAGCGTGCTCAGGATGCAGATGCCAGCGTGGAGGTAACTCCTGGGCTATTTGTCAGCGTTGAAAAGGGCACGGCCAATGGCGATAGTGTTTGGCAACTGGTGACGGATGCGCCGATTGTATTGGGCACCACTGCGCTGACCTTTGAAGTGGTAGCAGGGCGCACGGGTATCGTCGCTGGCACCTACCGTAGCTTGACCGTGGACAAGCTCGGTCGTGTTATTGCGGGTACGAACCCGGAAACGCTGGCAGACTTCGGCATCAAGGACGCCTACACGAAGGCCGAAGTCGAGGCGATGGGGCCAATGGTAGGCGCCTCGAAAGGGCGTATGAATATTCCAGCGGCCTCGGCCAATGCCACCTTTATCGCTGACGAAGTGTTGCTGCAAGACGCTGCCGGCAAGTCCTATAGGCTCAAAGCGTTTAGTCAGGCGGTCAATCTCGCGTCGGCGGTCAAGGGGTTGGGGGCGATGGATGTCGGCGCCTCCCCAGTGAGTGGCTATGTCGCTTTGTATGCGCTGTATAACCCGGACACTAAAGTGCGCAGTCTGATGGCCGTGAATGCTACGGCTGCGGCTGCCCCGGTACTTTACAGTGGGGCCAATGCTCCGAACGGATTCACGGCGTCCGCTCTGTTAACCGTCGTGCCGACCGGTGGTGCCGGAAACTTCGATATCTGTTTCGTTGAAGATCGAATGGTCACGGTAAGCGCGAGACAAATCCTTAACGGGGCGGCGGCAATTGCCAATGCGCCTATTCCGTTAGCTGGGGCCGTTCCCCTTAACGCCGTCCGCGCAAACGGGCTGATGGGCTTGGGGAGTTCTGGTGTTGGCACCGTCTCGATGGATATCTATTCCGCCGCTAACGGCTTTGGGCTTGCGCGGCAAACCGCAACGGTTAGCACTGCTGGCGGCTTGTACACGTCCGCCTTTTCAAACCTAGCCATCATTACGCCGCAGACCTGGTGGGTGTCGGCAAGTAACGCGGCCTCGGGCACTCCGATATTTAACGCATTTATTACGGGTTATTTCATATGAAGCACCTTCAAGTGATTGATGGGGTTGTTCGCTTTTCCTTCGAAGCTGAGCCCGACAAAAGCTTTTGGACGGACATTGTTGAGGTTGCTGATGATGACGCGCTCTACCTGAGCTTCCTGGCTTTCCAGTCCACGCGACCGGTCGACCCTGACACCGTCGAGCGTGCCTGGCGTGATGCGGAGATTGCCCGGGTTACCTGGGTACGTGATCGACATCGTGATGAGGTCGAAGAGGCCATTGAAACCACGATAACGGCAGAGCAATACGCCGAGCTTTTGTCCTACATCCGGGCCTTACGCGACTGGCCGCAATCGCCGGACTTTCCGGTTAGCGAGCACCGTCCAATAGCACCAGCATGGATCGCAGACGAAGTTTAGTAAGGACCAATAGATAGTTCGTCCTGTAGCGCCACCACCTACAATTCCTGCCGCTCGCCCACCACCTTGAAAAAGCCCTGCGAGTCGGGGCTTTTTCTTGCGCATCCTGTAGCGCGCCCCGTTACACCACCCGCCGCTCGCCCCGCTTGCGCGCGCGCGTCACTCTCAAGGCTCACTGAAACGGCATCACGCCCACCAGGAGCTGCCTAATGGCTACCGACTACCATCACGGCGTTCGCGTCCTCGAAATCAACGAGGGCATCCGCCCCATTCGCACTATCGCCACCGCCGTGGTGGGCATGGTCTGCACCGGCAGCGACGCCGACGCGGCTACCTTCCCGCTCAACACCCCGGTCCTGCTCACCGACGTGCTCACCGCTTCCGGCAAAGCTGGCGAGCTGGGCACCCTGGCCCGCAGCCTGGACGCCATCGCTGACCAGGCCAGCCCCGTCACCGTTGTGGTGCGCGTGGCCGACGGCGAAGGCGCCGACGATGCCGCCAAGGAAGCGAACCAAACCACCAAGATCATCGGCGGCGTCACAGCCCAGGGTCAGTACACCGGCCTCAAGGCCCTGCTGGCGGCCGAAGTGCAGCTCGGCGTGCGTCCTCGCATCTTGGGCGTACCTGGCCTGGACAACCTCGCCGTCACCACCGAGCTGGCGGCCATCGCCGAGCAGATGCGTGCCTTCTCCTACGCCAGCGCCTGGGACTGCGAGAACGTCTCCGAGGCCATCGCCTACCGTGACGGCTTCGGCTCCCGCGAGCTCATGCTCATCTGGCCGGACTTCGTCAACTGGGACACCGCCACCAGCACCAACGCCCCGGCCTCGGCCGTAGCTCGCGCCCTAGGCCTGCGCGCCAAGATCGACGAGCAAGTCGGCTGGCACAAAACCCTGTCCAACGTGCCGGTCAACGGTGTGTCGGGCCTGTCCAAGGACATCTTCTGGGACCTGCAGAACCCCGCCACCGACGCCGGCCTGCTCAACGCAGCCGAAGTCACCACCCTGATCCGTCGCGAAGGCTTCCGCTTCTGGGGCAACCGAACCACCAGCGCCGACCCGCTGTTCGCTTTCGAGAACTACACCCGCACCGCCCAGGTGCTGGCCGACACCATGGCCGAGGCCCACTTCTGGGCTGTGGACAAGCCCATGCACGCCAGCCTGGTCAAAGACATCATCGAAGGCGTAAACGCCAAGTTCCGCGAGCTGAAAACCGGCGGCTACATCATCGACGGCCAGTGCTGGTTCGACCCGGCGGCCAACGACGCCAACACTCTCAAGGCCGGCAAACTTTTCCTCGACTACGACTACACCCCCGTCCCGCCGTTGGAAAACCTGCTGTTCCGCCAGCGCATCACCGACCGCTACCTCATGACCTTCGCCGAGAGCGTCAAGGCATGATCCCATTAACCCGCGCGGCCCAGGCCGCGCTGTAGGAGCGCCCTACCATGGCCCTAGCCAAGAAGCTCAAGCACTTCAACCTGTTCAACGACGGTAACGTCTACGGCGGCATTGCCAAGACCGTCACCCTGCCCAAGATGTCCCGCAAAATGGAGGACTACCGCGGTGGCGGCATGGATGGCCCAGTGAAAGTCGACCTCGGCTTTGGCGATGACGGCATCGCCTTGGAGTGGACCCTCGGTGGCTGGGACCTGCTCGCCCTGCGCCAGTTCGGCGCCGTACGTGCCGATGGTATCGCCCTGCGCTTCGCCGGTTCGGTCCAGCGCGATGACGACGGCAGCATCAGCTCCGTGGAAATCGCCGTGCGTGGCCGGCATGAAGAGATCGACTTCGGCGAATCCACCCCGGGCGAAGACACCGAACACAAGATCAACACCGCCTGCACCTACTACAAGCTCACAGTCGACGGCGAGGTCATCACCGAAATCGACCTCCTTAACTTCGTGTTCATCGTCGACGGCGTAGACCTGCTCGCCGCGCACCGCAGGAACATCGGCCTCTGATCCGCCACCCGCCGGCCCCATGTCGGCCTTCCCCCCTGAACCAAGGAGCACCACCCCATGAAAACCCCAGAAGCCCAGCACGACGACAGCACCACCGCTGCAGCGGCTGCACCGGCCCCGACCAAGAACCCTAACGAGGAAGTCATCGACCTCGATACCCCGATCATCCGCGGCGAGCAGAAGATCGAGCAGGTAACACTGCGCAAACCCATGAGCGGCGAACTGCGCGGCGTGACTCTGTCCGATCTGGCACAGATGGACGTGCTCGCCCTGCGCAAGGTATTACCGCGCATCAGCACGCCTAGCCTCACCGACATCGAGGTCGGCCGCATGGACCCGGCCGACCTGTTCCAGTGCGGGCTGGCTGTTGCGAGTTTTTTGCTGCAGAAGTCGGCGAAGGAAGCTGTCCTCGTCGCGTAGAAGAAGCCATGGCCGACCTGGCCATGGTCTTTCACTGGGGGCCGGCGGACTTGGACCCGTTGCCCCTGTCGGAACTGATGGAATGGCGCGAGCGGGCCAGAAGCCGCTGGGAGAAAAGCGATGGCCAATGATCTGAGAATGGAGGTGATCCTCCAGGCTATCGACCGCGCCACCCGCCCCATCCGCGCAGTGATGCAAGGAAGCGTCGGCCTCGGTCGTGCACTCAAGGAGTCCCGCGACCAGCTCAAGCAGCTGCAAGCAACGCAGAACGATGTCAGCAGCTGGCAACGCCTGCGCGCGATCAGCGCCAACACCGGAACCGCGCTCCAGGGTGCGCGTGATCGAGTGAAGGAACTCGGCCGCCAGATGGCTGCCACCGGCGCGCCGACCAAGCAGATGACGGCGGACATGCAGGACGCCATCCGCGCCGCCACCACCCTCAAGAAACAACACCAGGAACAGCAGTCCGAGCTGCAGGGGCTACGAAGCAAGCTCAGCGCCGCCGGTATCAGCACGCGCAATCTCGTGCAGGGCGAGCGCGAACTCCGCGACCGTATCGCAAGTACCAATCAACAGATAAGCGAGCAGACCCAGCGCATGCAACGCCTGGCTGCCCAGTCAAAGCGGCTGGCAAATGCCCGTGCCAGGTACGATAAAACTCAACAACTTGCCGGCAGCATGGCCGGCGCCGGCGCCGGTGCGGCGGCTGCCGGGGCGGCAATGGGCGTGCCCGTGCTAAGCATGGTCAAGGACTACATGAGCTTCGAGGACGCCATGGCAGGCGTCGCCAAGCAGGTGTCAGGAGCGCGCGACGATAATGGCCAGCTCACAGCCACCTACTTCGAAATGGCCGATGCCATCAAGTCCATGGGCGAACGCATCCCCATGGCCACCACAGAAATCGCCGCCCTGGTGGAAGGTGCCGCACGCATGGGCGTCCAAGGCAAAGACAACCTGCTCAGCTTCGCCAAGGTCGCCGCCAACGCCGCCACTGCCTTCGAGCTGCCCGCCGACCAGATCGGCGAGAACCTGGCGCGCATTGCGGACTTGTACAAGGTGCCAATCAAGAACGTGGACCAGCTCGGTGACGCCATCAACTACCTGGACGACAACGCCAAGTCCAAAGGCGCCGACATCATCGACGTCCTGCAGCGCACGGCGGGCGTCGCCAGTTCGGTAGGTATGAGTTACAAGGACGCCGCCGCGCTGGGCTCCACCTTTCTGAGCTTGGGTGCCACCGCCGAAGTCGCTGGCACCGCCACCAACGCGATGATCCGCGAGCTCGCTATCGCCACCCAGCAGCCCAAACGCTTCCAGGAAGGCCTAAAAGCGGTGGGGCTTGAGGCTGAGGCGCTGCAGAACGGCATGGCAACCAATGCCACCGATACTCTGAAAAACGTGCTGGACGCTATCAACAAGCTGCCGAAAAACCAGCAGCTCAGCGTCGCCACTCAACTGTTCGGCAAGGAGTTCGGCGACGACGCATCCAAGCTCGCACAGAACATGGGCGAGTATCGCCGCCAGCTCGCTCTGGCAAACGACGAAGCGGGTAAAGGCTCCATGCAGCGCGAGGCGGACATACGCGCCGAGCTGCTCTCGGCCCGTCTAGATATGGCCAAGAACAGAGCGTTCAACCTCAGCGCTACCCTGGGCGAGACGTTGCGTCCGACCCTCATCGAGCTGATCGAGAGCTTCAATAGCGTGGCCAGCCGTGTTACCGCATGGGTCAAGGCCAACCCCGCGCTCGCCGGGCAAATCCTCAAGACAGTGGCCGGCATCGCAGCGCTGGCTGCAGGCTTCGGCGCCGTCACTCTGGCCATGGCCAGCTTCCTAGGCCCATTCGCCATGCTGCGCTACGGCCTCACACTCCTCGGCATCAAGAGCCTTACGGCTGTCACTGCCGTCAAGGGTATGGGCACCGCTCTGCTGTGGGCCGGCAAGGCCGTACTCTGGCTCGGCCGTGCGTTGCTGATGAACCCCATCGGTCTAGCCGTGATGGCCATCGCCACTGCCGCCTACCTAATCTACAAGTATTGGGACCCCATCAAGGCCTATTTCCTGGGCCTATGGGCAGAGGTGAAGGAAGGCTTCAACGGTGGATTCGCCGGCATCGCCGCGCTGATCCTCAACTTCTCCCCGCTGGGCCTGTTCTACCGCGCCTTCGCGGGCGTAATGAACTACTTCGGCGTCGAGATGCCCGGCAAGTTCAGCGAGTTCGGCACCATGCTCATGCAGGGCATGGTCCAGGGCATCACCAATGGCCTAGCCGCAGTGAAGGGCGCTATCACCGGCGCCGCAGACAACACCATCACCTGGTTCAAAGAGAAGCTCGGCATCCACTCGCCGTCGCGCGTCTTCGCCAGCCTAGGCGGCTTCACCATGGCAGGCCTGGAGCAAGGGCTCGTCAAGGGCCAGCAGGGGCCGCTGGCTGCAGTCACCAACATGGGCAAGCAAATGGTTGCGGCCGGGGCCATCGGCTTCGGAGCTGCCGGCGGCACCATGGCCATGGACAACCGCCCACCGCTGTCGGCCAATTCAGGCAGTGGCATCGTTGTTCAGGGCGACACCATCGAAATCAACATCAGCGCTACCCCGGGCACCGACACTGACGGGCTGCGCAACATGCTCAACCAGTTGCTGGACGAACGCGAGCGTGCCAAGGCCGCCCGCATCCGCTCGCGCCTGGGTGACCAGGAGTAAACCACCATGATGATGACCCTCGGCATGTTCGTTTTCGGACTGCCAACGCTCGCCTACCAGGAGCTTCAGCGCACCACTGAGTGGCGCCACGCTTCCACCAGCCGCATCGGTACCAACCCGGCCAGCCAGTTCCTGGGCCGCGGCGAGGACACCATCACGCTGCCCGGCACCCTGCTGCCCGGCCTGGTCGGCTCGCCCCTCAGCCTTGACGTGCTGCGCAAGATGGCCGACACCGGCAAGGCGTGGCCCCTGATCGGCGGCACCGGCCGCATCTACGGCACCTGGGTTATCACCTCGATCAGCGAGACGCAGCAGGTATTCTTCGAGGACGGCACACCGCGCCGCTACGAGTTCACCATCAGCCTCAAGCGCATCGACGACGGCCGCATCGACATGCTCGGCAGTCTCATCGGCTCGGTCGGCGGCATCCTGCGCGGTGCTCTCGGGGGTCTGCTGTGAGCCTGCTGAATCAAGCCGGCGAGCTACTCGGCCAAGCCGCCCAGAAGTACCGCGAGCTCACCGCCTATCCGCGGCCGATCTGCAAGGTAGTGGTCAACGGAAACGACATCACCGCCCTGCTGCTCGGCGGCCAGCAACCGCGCCTGATCAGCATCGAGCTCACCGACAACCGGGGACTGGAGGCCGATCAGCTCGACATCACCCTCAGCGACCACGACGGTCTGCTCGCCATCCCGCCTCGGGGCGCCACCGTGCGCCTCTGGCTGGGCTGGGATGACACCGGCCTGATCGATAAGGGCAGCTTCACCGTGGACGAAACCGAGCACAGCGGCGCACCGGACACGCTCAGCATCCGCGCCCGCAGCGCGGACCTACGCGGCGGCCTCAAGGCAAAGAAAGAACGCAGCTTCGACGCCACCACCCTGGGCACGGTCATCGGTGCCATCGCCACCGCCCAGGGCCTCACCCCCGTGGTCAGCGCCGTGCTCGCCGGCATCGAGCTGCTGCACCTGGACCAAGCCAACGAGTCAGACGCCAACCTGCTCAGCCGTCTCGGCCGAGAGCATGATGCCATCGCCACCGTGAAGGCCGACCGCCTGCTATTCCTGCCCACCGGCAAGGCCACTACCGCAAGCGGCCTATCTCTGCCCCACGTCACACTCACCCGGGCAGACGGCGATCAGCACCGCTTCCTGCAGGCCGACCGCGACTCCTATACCGGCGTGAAGGCCTATTACTACGAGGTGAACAGCGCGGAGAAGAAAGAGGCCATCGCCGGCGGCGGCGAGAACATCAAAGAATTGCGCCACAGCTTCACAGACCAGGCCAGCGCATTGCAGGCCGCCCGTGCAGAGTGGAACCGCCTGCAGCGCGGCACCGCCACACTCAGCTACACCCTGGCCAGGGGCCGCCCGGAGCTGATCCCGGATCAGACCTATAGCCTGACCGGCATCAAGGCGGAAATCGCCGCCATCATCTGGCTCGGCGGCAATCTGCGCCACAGCTTCACGCCCGACAGCCTCACCACCTCTATGGAGCTTGAGTCCCAACTACCAGACGGCGACGAACTGGGCGACTTGGCCGATGACGAAGGCGACTACACCGGCCTTGTAACCTGGTACCGCGACGAGAAGACCGGCCAGCAGCATAAGGTCACCGAGGGCGACCAAACCAAGCCCCGCCGCCTAACCCATCTCTACCAGAGCAAGGCATCAGCCAAGCGTGCCCTGGATCGAGAGTGGAGGCGGATGCAGGAAAAACAAAAGACCCCGTAAAGGGGCCTTCGTGTATCAATCGGGCATTGAGTCCTTCGCGATAAGCCCCTCTACCGCCCGGCGGATGAACCACTGCTCCTGCTCTTCTAACTGACGATAGAGTCTTATCAGCAGCCACTCTTGAGGGGTTATGCATTGCGCCCTCGGCAACGCTGAACTCAGTTCATCCGGACGGTCAACCGCTATCGATTCCAACAACATCTGCTTACTCCTTCATTGGCAGTACTCCGACGGTAATGCCAATTCCAAATATGCAAGCAGGGCTACTTTAGCCGTTGTTCACCAGGTCTCCACCAGCCGCTTTGATGGCTTCAAGCAGCCTGATCTGCCCCTTGTCCGTCATGTAAGCATCTTCGAACTTAGGAGCCCAGTTATCCAGCTGGATGGTGCCGGCCTGCTCGGGGCGCACCAGGTCCGCCGCCGACTGCACCTTTAGGAATTGGCCGGCAGCCTTCAGCGCCTGGGCGCGCGTGACAGTGATTGAAAGCGAGGGTTTGCTCAGCACCTTGGACGTCTGCTCGCGGATATTGACCTCTCGCGGCACAGCTACCGACGTCACTTTGTCGGCATCGGTATGGACCAATGTGCGATAAACACCGTACAGGGCAGCGCGCCGAATCTCGCGCGCATTGTTTTCAGGCAGGTCGCCCGGAACGATAGATGGTGCCAGCTGGATCTTTAGCGGCTCTGTAGATAGCAGCTTGAAAGTCCCGTTCTCTGCCGCATAGTCGCCTAGATCCTCGATCATCTCGCCGACCGTGGCGAAGTGAAGCGGCTTCAAGTCGGCGGCAGGAGCCTGGCCGACCGGCGCCAGAGTAATCACCAACGCAGCGGTTACGAGGGAGCGGCGCAAACGCGAAAGCCAGGCAGGTGTCTGGTAACCCTTGAAATCCATTTCTAGATCCTTCTTTGCTAGGTGGTTTTGCTGACTGCGGCTAGGCCCGCGGCCATGCGTGTAAGCGTGTCCTGGTCGGATTCGGTGAGCGCGCGGAAGGCCTCCAGGAGACTCGTTTCCATGGGACTCAGCGAGCCGGCAGCAGCCAGCAACCTGACACCTGTCACGACGAAAAGCACATCAACACCTTGAACCGCAATCGCCGAAAGGTAGTTGAGGTCTGGGGTGCGTTCATTCTTCTCGTAGCTCCCCTGAGTGTTTCGATTTACGCCACCAATCTGCGCAAATTCTTCCTGCTTAAAGCCCAGCCGCGAGCGCTCTTCGCGCAGGCGCTCACCTGCACTCAATGGGGGTAAATCCGAGGATGCACAATTTTTCAAGCAAATTGCCTTTACAAGCCCAAACAGTTGGGCATAATGAAGCTCACATGAACACGATTGAACACATAGGAACACTATGCCCGCCCCCCTCACACCTGATCAAGTCCGCGAGCAGATGGACCGCCAAGGCGTGTCCATTGCCGACTTCAGCCGCAAACACCGTCTGAACAAGAATTTGGTCAGCGATCTGTTGAACGGTCGAAAGAAAGGCAAACGCGGTGAAGCCCACCGCGCTGCCGTACTGCTCGGCATCAAGGAGGGCACGGTCGCACAGTAGTGCGGCTGTCCCAGGGAGAAAACGAGAACATGACCCGCCCAATTCTTGATAGCCGCCGCAAGGCTGTGATGGCCGCCGTCGGCGCCTTCCCGGGAGGCCGCGAGTGCGCCGCCGCCCACCTGGGGCTGGACCTCAAGCAGTTTGACAACAAGCTGTACGAGAACACCGGCCACCGCCCGCTGACCGACGAGCAGGTCCGCCAGCTGGAGCGGGTAGGCGGTACCAGCTTCCTGCCCGACTACGTTTCGGGCCTCTACGGCGGCGTTTTCGTCCCCATGCCGGACGATACCCCGCTCGACAACCTGGACCTCTACCAGCGCTCCCTGGTCACCGACGTAGCCGAGGGCAAGGTCGACCAGATCATTGCCAAGGCTTTAGCCGATGGCCGCCTCGACGAGGCCGAGCTCGCCGACATTATCGCCGCCCACCGCGCGCACATTGCCGCACGGCACGCCGAGGTGGGAGCAGTAATCACGTTGCACCGGAAAAACCCGGGCAACCAGGAACAGAAGTAGGCGCACGAAGCGTCGCATTTTTCGGCTTCGGCCAATGCCGCACTCGCGGCGGGGAGAGTTCATGAGCACCAATCACGGCGGCGGTTACAAGTGTCTATGCCCGGCCTGCGGCAGCCGGATGCGTATCCGCAATTCGGAAGAGCAGACGCCCATCTTCAAGACCATGTATGGCGAGTGCACCAACCTAGGATGCGGCGCCACCTATGGCGGCTCCCTGTCGTGGGAGTACGAGCTAACCACCTCGGGTCTGGACCGGCCCCGGGTCCGCCTCCCGGTTGCCCCCTCGGTAAAACGTAGGCAAGCCATCCGCGACAGCGCTGAGAAAACCAACCAACTCGACATGCTCGCGATCCTGGAGGCCTAAGCCATGCAACTCGCCCAGCCCACAGCCCAGGAGTTAAACGACTACCGCACCGGCATGCAGAGCAACGCCGCTGCCTTCATCGAGCGCCACCAGCAGGAACACCTGCACGACGACAGTCTGTTCGACCGCACCGTCAACCACCTGGTCGACGTGTGGGACGTACCCGTGTTCATGGCCGACCGCCTCGTCCACCTGGCCATGACCGAGCGCTTGCCCAAGGACAGCCGCTGGATCGGCATAGACATGGCCAGCGGTCCGGACTGTTGCGTTTTCCACGACCGCCGCACCCACAAGATCGTGCCGGTACCGCGCTCGGAAAGGCTGCATAGCTTCCTGCAAGACCTGGCCAACCAGGCCCCACGCTAACCCACAAAAGCCCAGACCCACTCCCGTGGGTTTGGGGAAGTTGCACCCGCAATCCGAGGAGGCGCCATGCAAAACGCTGTTGCGATCCAGCTGGACCTGCCCAAGCCCTGGGCTGAGGCGCTGCTCAGCAGCCTGCGCGCCGAGCTGCGCCGGAGCATGACAGAGCACTGGTATGACGACCGCTACCGCACCGTGCCGGCGGGCTTGCGCAGTAACCGCATCCTCGACGACTACCCGGCCCTTGCCGGCCACAAACGCACCATCGGCGCGCTGCAAGCCGCCCTTGCCGCCAATCAGTAAGGCAACTCCATGACGATGCAAGAGAAACTCAGGGGCGAGGTGCTCCGCCGGATTGAGTCCGACTTCGGTCTCAAGCACATGACCGGCACCAACTACATGCGCAAGGGCAGATGCCCGGCGCACAAGTGCGGCAAGAACACCCTGTACACCTTCCACGACTCGCCCTGGATGCTGATCTGCGGCCGGCCGGAAGCGTGCAACCACCGAGTCCACGTCAAGGACCTCTACAGCGACCTGTTCAACGACTGGAGCGAGCAGGCGCCGTCCACCGCAGAGGAACCAACCGCCACCGCGCGCGCCTACCTTCAGTTTGCCCGGGGATTCCGCCTCGAGCTCATTGACGGCTGGTTCACTCAGGAAAACTACTGGAGCCGCGATATCGGCGCCGGCAGCGCCACCGTGCGCTTCCCTCTGGACAAGGGCGGCTACTGGGAAAGACTGATCGACCGCCCCGAGCGCTTCGGCAAACAGAAGGCCCGCTTCAAACCGGGCGAGAGCTATAAAGGCGTCTGGTGGTGCCCGCCTTCCCTCACGCTGGTGGACGTCGACGAGCTGTACATTGTCGAGGGCATCTTCGACGCCATCGCCCTGCTGCACCACGACACCCCTGCCGTCTCCATGATGAGCAGCGCCCCCTTCCCCGAGGAGTCGCTCCGCGCCCTCAAGAAGGCCTGCCAGGAGGCGGACAAACGCTTGCCGCGCCTGGTCTGGGCACTGGACAACGAACCGGTGGCCAAAGCCAACATGCGCCGCTGGGCAAAGGAGGCCCGCGCTCTGGGCTTCAAGTGTGAGGCTGCTGTCATCCCGCAGCGCGGCTCCAAAAAGGTCGACTGGAATGACCTGCATCAGCGCTGGACCTTCATCGAGGGCGACGACGAGCGCGCCAAGCGCATCGAGCAAGACCTCGACGAGGCCCGCCACCAGGGCGCCCTGCTGCTGGCCGACTCGGCCGAGGAAAAGGGCCTGCTCATGTACGAGTGGGACGAGCGCAAGGAATTCCACTTTACCTACCGCTCCCGCCTGTACTGGTTCCACCTGGACCTGGAGAAGTACGAACGCGCCGCACGCGAGCTGGAAGGCTCTGATCGCCAGGAAGATCAGTTGCTCAGCGACAAGCAACGGCGGGACAAGGCTCTGCGCCAAAGTACTTCCGTGGTGCGCATCGCCAACTGCAATTTCCAGGCGCTGTACTACATGCGCAACGACGTGACCCAAGAGGCCTGGTACTACTTCCGCGTGGATCGACCAGACACCCAGGCCATTAAGACAACCTTCACCGCCTCGCAGATAACTGCCGCACCGGAGTTTAAAAAGCGTCTGCTGAACGAGTGTAACGGAGCCATGTTCACCGGCACCCCGCAGCAGTTGGAGCGCATGCTCGGCTTACAGCTCGACAACCTCAAGACCGTCAACACCATCGATTGGATCGGCTACACCCGCGAGCACGGCGTCTACGTGTTCAACGACCTGGCCATCGCCGGCGGAAAGGTGCACAAGCTCAACGAGGAGGACTTCTTCGACGTCGGCAAGCTGAGCGTGAAGTCGCAGAGCCAGTCACCTGTGCTGCACATCAATCCAGACCTCAGCGCTTACAACGAAGGCTGGTTCGAACTGTTCTGGAAATGCTTCGGCGTGCGCGGCGCTGTGGTCCTGGCCTGGTGGCTGGGAGCTCTGTATGCGGAGCAAATCCGCCATATACATAAGTCCTACCTGTTCTTGGAGCTGATCGGCGAAGCCGGTTCCGGCAAGACCACTCTGGTGGAGCTGCTCTGGAAAACCACCGGACGCACCGAATACGAAGGCTTCGACCCGTCCAAGGCAACCCCGGCCAGCCGGGCGCGGAACTTCGCCCAGGTCGGCAACCTGCCGGTGGTGCTGATCGAGTCCGAGCGCGAGCAGAAGGAAGGCGCCCCGGTGAAGCACTTCGACTGGGACGAGCTCAAGACCGCCTACAACGGGCGCAGCGTGCGCTCCACCGGCGTGAAGAACAACGGCAACGACACCCGCGAACCTCCGTTCCGGGCAGCCCTGCTGATCGCCCAGAACAACGCTGTCAACGCCTCGGAGCCGATCCTACAGCGCCTGGGTCATGTGCACCTGACCCGCGAGCACCAGACACCGGAAACCAAACTGTTCGCCGAGCAGTTGGAGCGCATGCCGGTTGAGCAGCTCAGCGGCTTTCTGATCAAGGCCCTGCAGCCCGAGGCTCAAGTCCTCAAGCTGCTGGACGAGCGTACCTCTGGCTACGAGCAGCAGCTGCTGGCCCTACCGGGTATCCGTACCGTGCGTATCGCCAAGAACCACGCTCAGTTGCGCAGCCTGGTGGATGCCCTCCAGTTGGTGGTCCCGTTGAGCGATGAGCGCGCCGATCTGGTCCACGCCGAGGTAGCGCGCATGGCCCAGGAGCGACAGGAAGCTATCAACGCCGACCATCCCCTCGTGCGCGAGTTCTGGGACATGGTCGAGTTCCTCAACGGCCCTCTGGGCGATGCCGGCGGCAAGCTGAACCATTCCCGCAAGTCGGCCTTCTTCGCCATCAATCTCAACGAGTTCGTCGAGACAGCGGCCAACAAGCGCCAGCAGCTGCCGAACCTCAGCGACCTTAAGCGCGTGCTCAAGACCAGCAAGTCGCCGAAATTCCTGGAAACCAACAAGCCCATCAACTCAGCCATCGCCGTCGACGCCCACGGCTCCGCGAGGACAGTGCGCTGCTGGCTGTTCCAGCTCGTTTAACCCAACCCCGGCGCGGCAACGCCGGCATCAACCCCAAGGAGAAGCACCATGCAAAACGACAACGACCACTTCTACCAGAGCAACCGCATCGACACGCTGGTCACCCTGGCCGTCAGCGGCCTGACCCTGCTGGCCCTCGCGCTGGCCGGCTACTACGCCCCGTCTCTGCTGACCGTGGCACTGCACTAAACCCACCGCCCGGACGCGGCAACGTCCGGGCAACCAACCCAAGGAGAAGCACCATGCAACTGAAAGTAGAACGCGGCGCACCCGCCACCGGCAAGACCATCCGCCTGCGCCAGATCGCCAAGGCCGACGGGCAAAGCGAGCAAGAGATTCTGGTAGGCCGCCACTGCACACCTGACGCATTGGCGCGCTCGGTACGGTGGCTCGCGAATCGAGGCGCCAATGTCATCTGCATCGACGAATGCAGCGAAGAACAGATTGAACTTTTACAGGTCCTGGCGCGCCGCCTGCCGGGCAACCAGACCATCCACGCCGTCGTTGCGAACTGAGGGGACCACCATGTCGAACTACTTCTACAAGTCCGAAGCCCCAGAGGTGGTGGCCATCGTCCGGGAGTTCTACCAGGCGAAAGACCTGCTGAATGAGCAACTGGTCGAGTTGGGCAAGCTGTTCGGCGGTGCCATCGCCCCAATGCGCGACATCATCTCCCACTACGCCGGCGGCGTGAAGCTGTCCGCCAGCCGCGAGCTGGACGTCCACTGGTGCCGCCCTGACGAGTACGGCTACCGCAGCCTCCGCCAACAGGCAGTGCCACCCAAGGGCATCACCAAGGAGCAGCGTGCTGCTATTCGAGCCGAGCACGAGCGCCTGCGCGAGTTATGGAAGGAACACTGCCCGCCTAGCCTGGACACCCACGACTACTGGGACCGGCTCAACCTGAACACCGGCAGCCTGCTGCTTTGTGGCGGCATCAAGTTTGAGCACCAGGGCGTGGCCTACTTCGTTCTCGGCTTCTCCATCAACCAGGCCGACCACGAAGCGAACGTAGCTGCAGACCAACCTACGTCCGGCTGGATCACCGGTGCGGTGGAGATTCTGCCAAGCGAATACGAGGCCGCCCGCGTGGCCAAGTTGGGAGAGCGCGCATGAGCTCCGCACATGACCGTATCCGAGATGACCTGAACCGCTTAGCGGTGGAAGAGGCAGAACGCCCATACGTCCGCACCGCCGGCGTTGAAGCCCTCCAGCGACTGCTGCCAGTAGCCCAACGCTGCACCGGGCAGAGCCGCATCGTCGGACGCTTCTTGCTGGGCCTCTACAACGGCAGCGCATTCCCCTTTTCGCTTACCGATCTGCGCGGGCTTGACAGTGCCCTCTGGGACGACTGCCTCGCCGTACTCCGCCTGGACCGGCGGCCGGAGCAGGAAGTGCACCAGTACATCGAGAACGGCGACGAAATTTGGTCGCACCTGAAACGTGCCTGGGGCTAAGCCTCGAAACAAGAAGGCCCCGCCGAGCGGCAACTCGGTAGGGCCTATCCCCAAGGAGAAGCACCATGCACCACTTAAAACAACACCACCGCTGGCCGTTACTCGCCATGGTCGCCGCACTGGCGGGGGTGACCGCCACGTCGGTGGCTCTGGCCATCGCCTCGCTGATCGACAACACCCTGCTCGCCGTTCTGTTCGCCTCGGCCGCGGTGGTCCTGGACCTATTCAAGTATGTCGCCTGGCCGCTGGCCCTCGGCCTCCTGGTCGTGCGCCGAACCCTGTGCGCGTTGCTGATGATGGCCTGCGCGCTGGCCCTAGGAGCCGTCTCCGGTTGGGCCAGCTACGACCGGCTCATGTCCTCAATCATCAACAGCCGCGCCGAGCACCAAGCACGCCAGGAACAACGGCAGATCGACCTGGTGGAGCAGCGCGACGCAGACGCCGCCCGCATCGGGCAGCTCGACAGCGATGCGGCAGCCGTCCACCAGCAGGCCAACGCACTGCGCGAGCGAGGCATGGTCACCCGTGCCCTGGAGCTGGAGACAGCCTCAATGGCACGCATCGACGCCGAACGGGAGCGCGCCCAGGCGCGGCGGGACCAGTCGTCGCAAGAGCTCACTGCCCTGCTGGCCCTGCCAACCAAGGCCGCGGGCCTGCCTCTCGAACTGGCCACCCTGCTCTGCCTCGGCTTCGCGGCTGCACTGGAGATTGTGCCGGCCTTGATCCTTTCCGCCCTACGTCCAGCCCCCACGCAGGAACGCGCCCCAGCACCAGTAGCAGCGGAACAGGAACGGACCGAGGAACAGCAACAGGAACGCCAGAAAACGGAGCAGGTACCAGCAGCCAGCGAAGGGCTGCCGACCGATTTGCTGCAGCTCATAGCCAGCACGGAAAGAGGAACGAAGGTGGCAGTGCGTCAGGTCGCCAAGGGTCTGCGGATAGGCAGTGACCGAGCCACCAAGCTGATGCAGAAGGCCGCCGAAGCCGGCCTGCTGAGCAAGACCGCCGCCGGTTACGTGGCGGCATAAAAGATGGCCCCGGAGGGCGGCAACCCTCCGAGACCGACCAACCCCAAGGAGAAGCACCATGCAAGTGAACCCCAAAGAAGTCAGCGTCGGAAAGGCTACCACCGAACGCACCCGGCCGGCGATGGCTAGCCACCGCCTGGACCTGCCCAGCATCTGCGATATCTGCGGCAACGCCCGCTCGACCCGCAAACATGCCCAGTGCAGCCGCATCCGCCAGCAGACCAAGCAAGCCGAGTGGGAGTCCCTCCAGGCCGAGAAAGCAGCAGTCAAGCTACAGAAGGGGCGCCGATATGCTCGTTAAGCGCACCCTCAAACACTTCCATATGTGCTGTGGCCTAGGCGGCGGCGCCAAGGGCTTCAACCGAGCCAAGCCCGTAGTCGGCAACATGCAGGCCGAGTGGCTGTGCGTCGGCGGCGTCGACGTAGATCCAGCTGGCCTGCGCGACTTCCAGCGCTTGGCCGGCATCCCCGGCACGCTGATGGACCTCTTCACCCGCGAGCAGTACACCGCCTTTCACGGCGTCGAGCCTCCGGCGGAATGGCGGGAAGCCACTGCCGAGGACGTGCGCCGTGCAGCCAACAACCAGGACCCGGACGCGGTATTCATCAGCAGCCCCTGCAAGGGTGCGAGCGGGCTGCTGTCGGAAACCATGAGCCTCACCCCTAAATACCAAGCCCTCAACGAGCTGACACTGCGCTGCGTCTGGCTCATGTGCGAGGCCTGGAAGCACAACCCGGTCAGCCTGATCGTGTTCGAGAACGTCCCGCGCCTGGCCACCCGCGGCAGGCACCTGCTGGACCAGATCGGCAAGCTCCTGGAGTTCTACGGCTACGCCGTAGCCGAAACCACCCACGACTGCGGCGTGATCGGTGGCCTGGCCCAGAGCCGCAAGCGATTCTTGCTGGTGGCCAGGCACATCGAGAAGGTGCCGCCCTTCCTGTACGAGCCGGAAAAGAAAACCCTCAAGTCGGTAGGTTCGATCCTGGGACGCATGCCCATGGCCGGCGACGTGGAAGCCGCGGGCCCGATGCACCGGGTTCCAGCGCTGCAATGGAAAACATGGGTGCGCCTGGCCTTGGTCGAAGCCGGTAAGGACTGGCGATGCCTGAACGATTTAGCGATCGAGGACGGCTATCTGCGTGACCTGATCATTGTTCCGCAATTCCGGGACGGCTTCCTGGGCGTACATGAATGGAACGAAACCGCCGGCACCGTAGCCGCGCGCAGCGGGCCAACCAACGGCAAGTTCTCGGTAGCAGATCCACGGGCACGAGCTGGGGCCTTGCAATACCAGCAGTACGGCGTGCGCCGTTGGGATGAAACCAGCGGCGCGGTGATCGGCGTCAAGTCGCCCGGGCAAGGCACGTTCAGCGTCGCCGATCCGCGCGACCCAGGAATCGGGCACGCCAAATACAACGTGGCTCAGTGGGATGGCGTATCGCGCACTGTCATTTCGGGCAGCACCACGGGCCAAGGCGCGTTCGCAATTCAGGATCCGCGCCACATGGGCGCAGCGAAACACTCTAACGAGTTCCGCATCGTCCCTTACGAGCGAGCAACCCAAACCGTCACCAGCGCTCACGGCACAGGCCAGTGCGTAGCCGACCCACGCCCTGGCATGGCCAAAGAGAAGGGCGACGCCTACCTCACCGGCGGGCACTACGGCGTTGTCGGCTTCGACCAGCCTGCCGGCGCAGTATCGGCCAGCGCCTGCCACGACAACGGCCGCTGGTCTGTGGCTGACCCGCGCATGCCGACGGCAACCGACCGCCTCACCTGCATCATCACCAGCCTGGACGGCACCTGGCACCGCCCGTTCACCACCCTGGAGCTGGCTGCGCTGCAAAGCCTGGTCGACCCCGAGGAACAACTGGAACTGGACGGCCTAAGCGACCAGTCCTGGCGTGAGCGGATCGGCAATGCGGTGCCGCCAGCTGCCGCCGAAGCAATCGCCCACGTGATGGGCACCACCCTACTGCTGGCCGCAGCCGGCGAAACCTTCATGCTCAACAGCATGCCCATCTGGGTCCGCCCGGTGGCTGTCGGTCTGAGCGTTGCGCAACAGGGGGTAACTGATGTCTGACCTTTTCTTTGTGCAAGACAGCCGCAGCAACGTCGGCAGCCGAGCGATGTTCTGGCGCGAGGGCGGCGGCTACACCTCGAACCTGGACGAGGCCGAGCAGTTCAAACGCGAGTCCGCAGTCAAGCAGTACGAGTGCCGCGAAACCGACCTACCCTGGCCGGTGGAGTACGTCCGCACCCGGGCACAGGTCGGCGTCGATCATCAGTACCTGGACGTGCCAGCGGAACAGGCGCTGGCCGCTGCGCCGGCGGACGACCGCATATACGTCGCCTACAAACAGGCATGGGACGGCAACTGCCTGATCTGGATGGCGCTGGGCATTGGCCGCACGTCCAACCTGACGGACGCCAGCACCTGGAGCCTGGAGCATGCGGCGGGCTTCACCGGGCGCGGCTATTTGCCATGGCCGAAAGGCTACATCGACCAACACAGCCGCCCGGTTGTGCTGGCCTCCATGCTCGACCACAAGCAAGCACTGCGCTCGGTCGGCCTCAAGCTGCCCAAGCTTAAGCGCCCGCGCTCCCAGCGCTACAGCGACCGACTCAACTGCGACGGCTGCGGCCGCTTCCTCAGTGACCGCCAACGCTTCGAGGATTGCCCCAACTGCGGCGCGAGGAATGCGCCATGAGCCGCCGTCTGATGGTCCAGGGCGGCCGCCGCTGTGGTCGCTTTAAACGCCTGCTGCCGCTGCTCCAGTACGCCCAGGGCAACGGCTGGTCAGTCGTTTACACCAACGGCGGACACCTGCGCTTTACCAAGCCTGAGCGGCCAATCATCCACACCAGCAGTACGCCGAGCGATTGGCGTGCTGTCCACAACGCCTTAGCCCTCCTGGCCAGAGCCGACCGGATGACTGTGGTGGAGCTTTCGCATGGGGTGGCCATCTACCATGGCTGACCAGGACGAACGCCAGCACATGCTGGAATGCGAGGCCAGGTACTGGCTCCGGCGTGGGAACACCACGCCGGAGAAGGTGGCCGAGCTGAAAGAAACCCACCTCAAGAAGCGCGGCGAGCAGGCCGTCACCCGGCTGATCGAGGAAATGCGCAACCAGTGGCGTCGCCGCCACGAATGGCTAGGGAGGGAGCATGAGTAACGACGTGCGGCGAGAAGGCCGGAGCTACGATTCTCGGCGGTGGCCACAGGTCGTCGGCAGTACACTGGAGGCCCAGCCATGAGCGAAGTCTCCCGCGTGCTGACATTCGACGACCTCAAGCGCATTACCGGATATGCCCGACGGGCAGACGTGGAGCGGACCCTGCACGAGCAGGGCATCCGCATTTTCCGGGGCCGCACCGGTCCCTGGACCACCGTGGAGCTAATCAACCAGGCCGGCGGGCTGAAAGCCGGCACCCAGGTGCAGTACGGCGTCGAGATTCTATGAGGCGATCCAGGAAGAACAACCCCAATATCCCCCAGCACATCGACCAGGCCGCTATCCCAGCGGCCGTTTTCTTTGACCACCGAGGCAAGGGAACCTGGTACACCCTGCACCGCGATGAAGCCGGCCGGCAGCGCCGGCAGAACATCGCCAGCTGTTCGGCCACGCTGGCCGAGCTGCACAAGATCATGGAAGTCCGCAACGGCATCGACCGCGAGAGCCTGAACCACCTTTGCGAGCAGTACCATGACAGCGCCAGGTTCAAGAGGCTCGCGCCGAAAACCCAGGAGAGCTACACCTGGTCGCGCGACGTTCTGGCCAAAATTCCCACCAAGCTAGGCAAACCCCTCGGCGAACTGGCCGTGCGCAAGTTCACCCCTGCGCTGATCCAGCGGATCATTGACCGGATCGCTGACGAGGGCACGCCGTCTAAGGCTGCCCATGCGCTGCGGTACCTACGCCTGGTGATGCAATGGGGCCGCAACCGCGGCTATCTGGACAGCAATCCGGCCATGGGCATCGAGGCGCCTGTAGAGCGCAAGCAGCGTCGGCTGCCGTCGCATGACGTGATGCAACGCCTGATCGGCCGCGCCCGCGAGCTGGGCCAATTGAAACGCGGGCAGAAGGACGCGGTACCACCGCACCTGAGCTACGTCATGGAACTGGCCTACCTCTGCCGGCTGCGCGGCATTGAGGTCGTCACCCTGACCGACGCCAACGAATTGGCCGACGGCGTGCTCACCAACCGACGCAAGGGCAGCCGTGACAATGTGGTCACCTGGACGCCGCGCTTGCGAGCCGCCTGGGACGCTGCAAAGGCCCGCCGCTCCCAAGTATGGAAAGCCCGGGGCACGGCCGTGCCGGTCAATCCCGAGAAACGCTTCATCATCACCGCCGACCATGGCGGCCCGTTGGGCAAGTCCGGCCTGGACACCGCCTGGAACCGCTTCATGCGTAACGCCATCGTGGCGGGCGTCATCACCGCCGAGCAACGTTTCGGCCTGCACGACCTCAAACGTCGCGGCATCACTGACACCCCAGGCACCAGGGCCGACAAGCAGGAAGCCAGCGGCCACCGCGACGAGTCCATGCTCGACATCTACGACCTGAGCATCCCGAAGGTCGCCCCCTCAGCTCTCTGA